CGCTTGTGAAGCCGTTGTTGATAACGTTAGCAGCTTTAACTTGCTTAGTGTAAGCCATTGAACGAGCCAAAGCTTTCGTGTAGCGGCCAGACAAGCTGTCGTACAAGTTATCTTCAATAGCTTCTTCAGTCAAGCTGAAGCCCATTGCGATAGTCTCGTGTGTATAGCGAGCTGTCCATGCTTCTTGGCCGTTGTCATAAGCGATGGCTGAGCCTTCGTTTTTAACTGGAGCAGCTGTGAAGCCTGAAAGTTTTGTCTCTTCTTCGAATGAACGCTCAGAAGTCTCTGTTTCGTAGATTTCTTTGTGCTCTTCGCCGTAGCGTGCGTACTCTAATCCGAATAACGCATTAAGACCAGGTAGTAACTCTTTTAAGAGTTGGGCGCGTGAAATAGCCATTTAAATAGCTCCTTAAGCGAAGTCAACGCCCGTAGCACGGGTCATTTGTGGGTTAGTCAAAACAACTAAAACTTCAGTGAAGTTAGTTGCGTTAGTTGCTGTTTCTGGAACAACCGCGATAACCTTAACAGGAATCGTAGAAGCATTACCAGCGTTTGCTGATGGAGCTACTAATGAAACTGCTGAGTCACCTGTAGTTGCTGAACCAGTACCTTGACGCAATGAGCAGTTTACGCCGATTGCACCAACTGTAGTACCAGTGATTGTTGTAGAGCCAGAACCTGTAACAGCTACTTTGTAAGCAGCGTTAGGGTCAACTACTACATAGGCAAGAGCAGAACTAGCAGCAGCGTTACCTGGGTAATACTGAGACTGAACTGTTTGACCTTGGGTGTTAACGTATTGGCAGCCCATGAACACACCAGCTGTTAAGTTGCCAGCTGTAGTTGCATTGTCTGTTACGCCTGATTTAGCGATTTCGCCCGCAGAGATGTAAACCACGTCACCGTTGTAGATAGCTGTAGATACTGATTTGATACCGTATAGGGTAGTTGCACCAGCATATGCCATGCCATCTTGACGATTAACAGGTTTTAGACCGTACGGAGCGCTTACTGTTGGATAAGCCATTTAAATACTCCTAAAATTAATAAAATTTACTTGCCTTTACCAAACGATACGCTTGACTTCTTGTCGTTAAACAATGGCATGCGTGGGTCGTTGGCTCTCATCAAGCTATTGTCTACAGCCGCTGTTTGGTCATCTGTCAGCTTCTGGAAGTGTGAGTTCCGTTGCTCAACAAATTCAATTGGCGTCTTGCAAAGCAATAACCCGCCGACTTCAATGTTGTCTTTAAAACGACTATTTGGGTCGACTAGCAGTTGTAATGCAGGTTGTTCCTCGGCTCTAACAGGCTCCCAACCTTCTCGTAATTTGGCAGAGAGGTTACGTGGGTCAGCGTTGTTAAGCATAGAAACACGAATCCAGCGGTAAGCAAAACCGGCTTGCTTGTCAGGTTCTGGCAAGAGCTCCGCGGGCGCCCACTGCTTTGGACGTGCGGTTGTTTCACGAGTTTCTGTACTACGTGGTTTACGATTCTGTTCCATTACTGGTTTCCTTTCATTTGTTCAGCAACCTTTTTGGCGTATAGCTCTAGTGGCACTCCCAATTTCTTGGCAATTGCTACCTGAGACTTTGTAAGTTTTACCTTACTTGGAGCAGTACTACGAGTGGCCGGAGCTACTACGTTACTTGCTGGCTTGGCACGTGGCTGAGGTTTTTCCTCTTCCTCGGATGATTCTTCTTTCACTTCGCTCCCGAAGTATTCGGGGAAACGACGCTTCATTGTAGCGTCAATCGTCTTAAAATATTCTTCCGAACCAATATATTGTTTTCCGAACTGTTTCTCTAATTTCTTGTGCAATCCAAGGGCCGAAGCACTCATTTCGTCGTCGTCACCGTACCAAGGGTTTTCATCTAGCCATTGGGACGTACGTGGGTCAACTTGAGGTTGTTGTTGCTCTTGAACGTCGTATGAAGGTATTTGTACATCATATTCTTTAGTTTGTAAAGGTTTTATTGCATCAGCTTTTTCAATCTCAATAGTAGCTTGAGAAATTCTTGCCTGCGCGTCAGCCAATAAATCGCTGTCACCTGCCTCGTAAGCGTCTTTAAAAGCACGTTTTGCGGCTTCTAACTTAGCTTGAGCGGCTGATTTACCTTGGTCAATAAAGACTTTAGTACCTTCTTCGAGTTGCGTTTGTAGACGTTTGGCTTCTTCAGCCATAATCTTAGCCGCACGGATAGCCTCATCACGCTCACGCTCCGCTGCCTCTTTGGCGCGACGCTCATCGTGGTAACCCTTAGTAAACTTCTTCATACGAGCTTGAATGCTCTCGTCGTACTTAGATAGCTTAGCTTCAGGGATTTCTTCTGGGGCTTCGCCAGGCTGACGGCCACGGTCTTCTGCAGGTGTATCGTCAACAATCTCGATTTCTGACTCAGGTTCAGCAACGTTAGCCGCGTCTTCTGCTTCTTGGGTTACTTTCTTTTCCTGTTCGAGTTCATCAGGAAACTTAAATTCTTCCATAAATTCTGCCATTTTTTACTCCTTAAGCACGTTTAATACCACGAGGGTCCAGTACAGTTCCTTCTACTGAATCGTCGTTGATAATACGGAATTCGCGACCATGAATCTTTAAGCGTGTACCTGAATTAGGTCTAGCTAGAACAAAGTCGCCCACTTTACACCAAGGGCCATTAGGGAAGCGTACTGCGTCCTTATAGCAATCGGGTCCCATTTTCACTACAAAAAAGACCGTTGATAGGACCTCTTCGTGGTGCATTGTTATGTCAGCTTTTAAAATGCCGCTTTCATGTTTTTCCTCAATCTCTGGAATTGCACAGAGAATGCGGTAGCCAGATGGGTCCGGCAGTTGTGTTGCTTTATCGTCGTCGGTCTTATCGAGTACAGCAGATAAGTCAACAGCTTGTGACAAATCAATCGTCATCAGAGTTCTCCAGTCTTTGCACGAGGTCTTTGGTTATTTGAATAGCAGACTCCAGACCTCGGATTGTGCCTACTACCTGCCGGTATTCCTCGATGTTCTGAGGTCTACCAGCTATGATTGACTGAGCATGAACGTTTAGTTCATCCTGAAACTCTTTGATTAAATAATCGAAATTGTTCAATCATTTTCCTTGTTTGGTTTTTGTTCCTTCTGGCGATTTTGTGCAGCCATCTGGGCCTTATCCCTAGCAATATCTTTACCGATACGTAAACCTTCTAACTGATTGCGGGACTGGAGTTCTTCCTTGTCTTTAGCAACCTTGGCACCAACCTGCATGCCAGCAATTTCTTTTTGTGACGCAATGCGCGCTTGCTCAATCTCAAGCTGGTCAGCTTTAGCGGCTGCATCCATGAGGTCTTTCTTAACCTTGCGGTCCAAGTCAGCCTTCTTAATTGCCAACTCTTCCTGCTGCATCTGGATGAGTGGGTCTGCTGCTTGCTGAGCTGCCTGTTGAGCTTGTTGCTCTTGGACGTTGCGCTGTAACAACTGTTGAGCTGCTTGAGCTGACATCTGAGCTACTTGAGACGCCATCATTGGGTCCATACGCGGAGCGTCTTCACCTGGTTCTGGCATTGGAGGCAACGGCATACCTAATGTAGCCTCTATCTGTCTGCGGTACGCAAAGCCTAAGTGTTCTGCAATATGAGCTGACATAGCCGCACCGATTTGTTGTGCTAGTGGGCTTGACTGAACGAGCTGCATAATCTTCGGGTCCTGCATAGCAGCCATGTGAACGGCGATGTGCGCCTCGTGGTCCTGCTCGATAAACGCCTTCACAGGCTTCATCTTTAGAATGTTCTGGTTCTCGGACACAGGGTCGGTCGGCACCATGTCATCTTCCATCGGAATGAGCTTAGCCGCGTTCTTGATACCAAGGACCTCGACCATTTGACGGTGTAGGAGCGGGAGATTGTATAGCTGAGGAGCTGTTTGTGCCAGCTGCAATACTGCTTGGTACTGAACAATCTTCTGCGCCATCGTCGCTGCATTTGGGTCAGAGACGGGTATAACCTCGACGTCGTCGTAGTCCGCTTTCTTCGCAGCACGTGAACCTTCTTCAGGTGTGTAGTCATATTCTTCTGGTGTGTAGTCGGCGATGATTGTCTTTAATAGCTTGAACTCGGTCTTCATCGCATAGTGCACACGAGCCTGAACAGCTGACATCACCTTCAACGTACGCTCAAGAATTGCCAAGGTAGTGCCCACTGGAGCTTGCGCGCCCATGTCACTAATCTTCGCATCACCAGCCGTAGCAAACGCACGGCCTTCTTGGACGATGTTTTGGAACAAGGTGTAGAGTACCTGACTAGGTTCCTTGTACGGTAACGGTAATATGTTGTCCCTGATTGAACCGCTAGGTACGTCTACATCTCGGAATTCGCCTGGGGCTATCGGTGTGTCGTCGCCTTTGACTCGCAATCCGCGCGACTTAAGTCCGCCAGGTAGATTGCTAAGAGTGCCAGCATCAACGAGCTGGCGAATAATACTAGTGGCAGAACGGGCATAACCGCCAATAAGGTGAATAAGACCATAACCATAGAACCCAAACCCAGGAATGTACTGATAATGAACAAAATGGTTGCGCTTAAGCTTAAGAACATCTTCTTCATACCAGTTCCTTCTGATTGCTAGGATTGTGCCTGACTGCTTCTCGATTGTGATGACGTATGGCAAGCCGATGTCGGTGTCTTCACCGTCCATCTGGTCTTCGTAGCCAGGCATGTTAAAGTTCACGTGCATCTCGAGGATGCGGTAGCGGTTGTCTGTTGTTGCTGAGTAGCCAGTGCCTTCAGCCTTACGCTTCTCAATGTCGTCCAACTCACCAGTCGGTTCTGGCAAATCTACGTCACGGTAGAAGCCAGCAGCCATAAGCTTTTTCATCTCATTCTTTGTCTTACGCATCTGATGCGTTACACGGTCAGCTGTTTCTAAGTTAGCCGCGCCGTAAGGTACGATTAAATCTTCAGCTGGAATGAACATCGCTACTTGGCGACCAAGTGATGGGTCGTAGTAAACCTTCTTGAATGCTGAACCAGCCAATGGCAAGTTCCACAATAATTTCTCATGCTCTGGACGGTACTCAGTCATCTGCTCCGTCAACTTGTAGTTCATGTCTTCACGAACACGAGTCGCTGCTTGTTCTTTCTCACGGGTATCTTTACCTATGATTGTCGTACGCACTGGACCAGCTGCAGGGAATGTCTCCATAATTGATTCTGACTGGAAGCGCACAACTGACTCTGTCAACATCGGGTGGAACACGCCGCATGCGCCTTCCCATGGCTCGGTCTTCTCTTCAATCTTAAGACCTAAGAGCTTCATACCTTCTACGTATGTATCCGCCCAATCTTTACGAGCAGCAATGTCAGCATCAAACAAGCTGGTCAACTCACTGGCAATTTCCTGCATCTCGCTCTCGTCCATATCTTCGGCGAGGTTACGGTCAAACTCAGGCTCTTCATCTTCTTGAACCATCTCAAGAATCGGCATGCCATCCATGCCAATCGTTACAGACTCAGGGTCCTCAATTTCAATTTCGAGCTCAGGCATGTCTTCTGCCATCTGTTCGATACCCATTGGTGCTGCGTATAAACCTTTATCAATTGCCATAATTTACCTGTGTTTGAGTGTTGCTCGATTAGTCTTTTTGTCGTACTTGTACTCATCTGCTGAGCGACCGCTGGCTTTAGCGGCTCTGTCCTTAGCACGACCAGATGCGCCCATCGCTTGACGCTCTTTACCTTTTTCGGTGAGCTTACCGTCTTTTAATACACCATATTGTGTGAGCTTCCCAATAGCTACGCTCTTGGCGTCTTTAACACCTTTGGACCGTAACTGGTTAGTCAATCGCTTCACAATATTAGACATTGTAATAACCCGGATTTCTTTTTGACTTAAAGTACCTAATTTCTTCAGGCTCGTCATTTGGAAGCCTCAAGAACCCACCCTGCCTAAATCGCATCAAAGCTAAAGTCATCGAGTCGGTCAAGTCATCATGTTCGCCCGCAGGGAACGCAGCAACCTCATCTACCAATTCTTCAGCCCAACGTGTAGCTGGTGCCCATACTTTACCAGATGCAAATAAATCTGCAACACTATTTAATCGACTAATCTTATCTTGGCCCTTGCCTGGGCTGTACTCGGTAGCCGAAATTCCCATGCGACGCAGCTCTTGGATAAGAGGAGCACCCGCAGCTTTTTTCTCAACCAGGAAGGCGTCGGGCTCGTAGTCCTCGTACATTTCATAGGCCTTCTTCTTGAGTTCCGGGAACTCCAGCCTAGCTTTAAAGGCATCGAGTAATATGATGTTCGGCAGATTGTTATCTTCCTCGTAATACCAGACCCCCCACGTCGTACACGCCGAATAGTCGTTGACTGTCTTCTTCTCATGTGCCGTATCCCATGCCTGAATGATGAACTCGCACTGCGGTGGGTCATCCGCTTCCCATATCTGCCACCACTCACGCTTGATAATAGCTGAGCTGTCTGACACCGGGTCCTGCATGTACTGAGCCATCCACTTGCCGTTCGGCAACTCGTTCCGCAATACTTCCAATTCTTTTAGTGACCAGAACTCCGGCCAGAGCGGACTGCCTGTAGGCAGAATAGCCGGGAAGTCAATCACTCGCCACTCGCTACCACCACGCTGAGCTTCGGCTTTAATCACCTGGGCCGTCAAATCCCTGAGTGACCAACGAGTCATAACGATAACAATCGCTCCACCTGGTTGTAGACGCTGACGCGGACCGGATGTGTACCACTCATAAGTCTTGTCGTAAATCTCTGGGTTGAACGCAGCTAGTGCCGCTTCCTGTTCTGAGTGCGGGTCGTCAATAATGAGCAAGTCCGCGCCTTTACCTGTAACAGCACCACCCACACCAATAGCGAAATAATCACCACCGAAGTTAGTGTTCCAACGACCAGCAGCCTTAGAGTCAGATTGAAGCTCGACAGCTGGGAAAATTCTCTTGTACGCATCTGAGTCCACCAAGTTACGAACCTTACGACCAAAGCCCACAGCCAACTCGGCCGTGTGGGATGTCTGAATCACTTTCTTTTTCGGAAACTTACCTAAAAACCAAGACGGCAGTAGATAAGAAGCAAATTCGGATTTTGTGTGCCGAGGTGGCATGTTAATAATAAGGCGCTTACACTTCCCACTGGCCACATCTTCAAACGCTTCTGCCATCTGTGCATGATGTCTCCCTGCAATAAAGTCCGGCCACACTTGTTCTACAAACGCCAAGAAGTCCGAGTCACAAAGTTCCCGCATTTCACGGGTTTCAATCTCTTCAACAATCTCAATCAGCTCAGCCTTCTCATCTTT